GATGGCACAAGTGGTGGAGCAAGCAACAGCCAGAGAAGATCAAGGCTGGCTACGGCCATATGACCAGCGCTGGCTATGACGATGTTGACGGCTGGCAGTGGACCTGTCCTACGCGCGACGAGAAGGTCGCCGCTGAGAAGTACGGCGTGCCGGTCACAGAGGCGCAACTCCGCCAGATCGCCAACAGCAAGTCCAAGGCAAAGAAGGCTGGGATTGACTACAAGTGCGTGCTGATCGTGACGCACCCAGGCAAGAAGGCAGCCGCGCCTGCGCCAGCAGCCGCGCCAGTTGCCACTACGCCAGTTGTGCTTGCGGCACCTACGCCAGCACCTGCTCCTAAAATCGCCGTAGAGGCACCTAGGAGCCACGCAGAGCCACGAAAGGTGGCGGAGGGTACTAAGACACCTGACGCTGTACAGGCGCAGTTGGATCAGATCGGCAAGGCTGACTGGGGCGCAATCGCCGCAGACGGTCTCGCCGTCATCAATGCAGCAGCCGCTGCGACTAGAAAGGAAAAGGGTATGAGCCGAATCTGGGCAGGTATCAAGTATGTTGCCGCGAACACGCAGATCGATGAGATCGCGCTGGACTTTGTCCGCACCTTCCTCACGGTCAGCATCTCGGTGGCGCTCGGTCTGGGCATCCCACTCTTGGACATCCAAGGTGGCGACTTCCGCACCATCGTCTCCGCCGGTCTCGCATCAGGTCTCGGTATCGTCGTCAAGGCGCTAGATCGTGACAACGGTGCATACGGCCTCAAGCGCAACTAGCCATGCCAGTCCGAGTCAAGCGCCCCTACGGCACTTGCTCGGTCTGTGAGCTACAGAGCAGGGTCTGGGAGGTGGAGTCTGAGCAGGTGCTCCTGTGTGGCATCTGCCTCAGGCTCCTCATCGCCTTCGCTCTAGAGGACTTGTCGCAGCCGTCCTAGGCGGCTTCCCCTGGGTGGACCCTCCCCACCCAGGGGCTATACACTCTGCATAAAAGATATTCACCCCACATCTTGTGCATTAGGGGTTGACGGCTGCTTTGCGTTGAGCGTATGATGCCCCTGCCAGTGAGGAATGAGCCATTCGGCTCTGCTGGTACAGGAGGTCAAAGTGAAGAGGAAGCCACAGACATTCAGCGTTCTGAAGAACGGCGAGTACACGCGCTACTACGATCCGCGCACACCGGACAATCGCAACCGACCTAAGTCGGACTTCGCAGGGATGCGTGCATACACCGAGATGCCAAGCATCTCTGAGGTCGCAGGCTATGTGTTCTTCATTGCGTGCATCATCGTGGTGCTAGTCGTAGGAGGGTCACTGTGAAAGTCAATCGTAAGAGCACGCCCAAGATGGTAGTGCGGCCGTACTTCACATCCGAGTATCAGCGCCTAGAGCGCCAAGAGCGAACGCGAGAGCGCGCCAAGTTCACCGTCGCATTGATGGTTGCGTGGATCATCGCGGTAGTCATCTGGGAGGTGGTCAAGTGAGCAAGCGTTACGAGTTTGTATCAGCGCCGCAGCGCAGCCCAGAGTGGTTCGAAATGCGGAAGGGCGGCATCACCGCCACCGGCATTACCGCCATCAACGGCTCGTCGCCGTACAAGACCGCGTACCGACTCTGGGCAGAGTTGACTGGTCAGGTTGGCGAGCAGGAAGTCGGACCAGCCGCGCAGCGCGGTCAACTGCTAGAGCAGGCAGTCGCCGACTACTACACCGCCGAGACTGGCAAGAAGCTGCGCAAGAGCAACGGAATCGTTCGGTTGAAAGAGCACAGTTGGGCAATGGCATCGTTGGACCGCACCATCGTTGGCGACACCGACGGTCTCGTAGAGATCAAGACCTCAACGAGCAGCCGCTGGCAGTTGTACCCAGTGCCACCTGAATATGTCGACCAGGTGCAGTGGCAGATGTTCATCACAGGCGCGTCGTACTGCGATGTCGCAGTGCTGCTCTCTGGCTTGGTGTTCCGCATTGAGCGCGTAGAGGCTGACCCTGTCTACCAGACGCAACTGTTTGACAAGGCCGTCCTGTTCCGCGAGTTGGTGCAGTCCAAGACTCCGCCACCTTTGACCGGCAACGACAGCGACACACTCGCAGAGGTCAAGCCGCAGAGCAGCAACTCCTACGCTGTGGCGAATCCGCAGCTTGATCACATCGCGCGGCTCTACATCGAAGCCAAGGCTGAGGCTGAGGCTGCCGACACCGCGCTGAAGGAGATGGCAATCGCCATCAAGGAAGCCATCGCCGACGGCGAAGGCGTCAAGGGTCAGGGGTGGCTTGCCACTTGGAAGACCAACAAGAGCAGCGTCAAGGTGGACTGGGAGAGCATCGCAGATGTCCTGCGAACGGTTGCTCCAGACACCTACGGTGAGGCGGTCACACGCTTCACCTCAGAGAAGCCAGGGGCGCGCGTGTTCCGAGTCTTTGGCAAGGAGGATCAGTCGTGATTGAAGTACCTGTTGATACCGCACTCCTGCTCGAAGCGGAGCAGATGTTCAAGGAGGCGAAGAGCAGCGATCACCTGCGCTTCCGTACCGAGAAGGCGAAAGGCAACACCGACTGGACAGGCGTGATGGGTCAAGCCGTCTTCGCCGCAGTGCTACGAATGGAGCGCCTGCCGTTCAAGTTTGTCAACATCACACAGCGTGACTTTGAGGTGTGCGGCTTGAAGGTTGAGGTGAAGAGCAAGGTGTGGAGCAAGGCTCCGTGGCCGAGCGATCCGGTCAGCGTCTTCAACTACATCAAGGATCACCAAGATGTCGACTACTACGCCTTTGTGCATCTGCAACTCGGACCAGGCGAAGACCGCAATGGTCCGCCAAGCTTTACGCGATTCCCTAAGGCGTATTTCTTAGGGGTGAGGGATGCCAAGTCGTATATGGCAGAAGCAGAGGAGGTCAAGAAGGGAACGATCTTTGATAGTGGTCACGAAGCAAAGGCAGACTCAATGAATCTGGCGGCCGCAAAGTTGTTGCCAGTCACAGTATTAGGAGGGAACGAGAATGAGTAAGCAAATCGCAGCGGCACTGGCCGCACCATTTACCGGCACAGACCTGAAGACGCGCCCAGGGCGCGGCGGAATGACCTTCACCTACGCCGATGCGCGAGCCGTAGCTCAGCGCCTTGACGATGTGCTCGGTCTGGCTGGCTGGCAGTTTGAGGTCAAGGTGGCAGACGCAGCCGCCAAGGTAGTCCACGGCACCCTGATCGCCGTGATCGATGGCGTGACCACTGTCAGACAGGACTTTGGCTATGCCAATAACCCACAGAGCGATGAGCCGCTGAAGGAGGCAGCCTCCGACGCTCTGCGCCGCTGCGCTGCACAGATCGGTGTGGGGCGGTCTCTTTATGCGTCAGGCACAGGAGCGAGCCTCTCCGTGGCTCCTACACCCCTCTCCGTGGCTTCTGTGAAGGCATCTCAGCCTTCGGTTTCTACGAGTGATGTGGCCGTAGCAGCCGCAATGCTCTTCGCAGAGGGCGAATGCCCAGACCACCGCACGGCGTGGTCGTTCAAGCCTGCCGGTATTAGCAAGGCTGGCAAGCCGTACAACGCGTTCTACGCGTGCAGCGGCAAGTCGAACGGCACCTTCTGCCAGCGCAAGCCCAGCATCGCCTGGACTAACGCCCAGGTGCGCGATGAGGGTGAGGCAATGCTTGCCGCCAAGGCGAAGGGGCTGCACGATGGCAACCCTGAGCTGGAGACAGCGCTTGAGGACCTGCCGTTCTAAGTCGAGCGGCATCATCTACGGCTGGGAGAGACTGGTGACCTCCACCTCTCCCAGCCACTAACACAGAGCGGAGGACGAAATGAGTCTATGGGTCAAGTGGGATGTCAACAGTCACAAGGATGACAAGATCGCAGCGCTGACTGACACGCAGTTCCGCGCCTTTATTACGCTGATCGCGGAGGTGAAGACCTTGCGCTCCGGCGGAGTCTTCAAGAACCGAAAGCACGCCAAGGCAGTCATCGGATCACGGCTCGGAAGGGCTGTGGATAAGTTGATTGAGAGCGGCCTCCTGACCGAATCTGGAGACGGTGTCGTGGCAGTGTCGAACTACTCTCGGTATCAAGTCGACCCAACCTCGACCTCGCGTGGACAAACTTGGCGAGCACGAAAAGGTGGGGAGTCAACGGTACCAGAGCAGAGCAGAACAGAGCAGAGCAGAATCTCTCCCTTACCCTCTCTTAAACGAGACGGAAAGAGCAGGCTCTTGCCTATCGGAGAGATCCTTGGAGTGAAGAAGTGAGAATACGAGTGGAGAACCCTTCAGCTCGGACACTCTTGCAGAGAGAGCGACGAGCCAAGGAGACTCCAGAGGAGCGAGCATTGAGGGTGCTGAAGTACACGCTCTACAACCATCGTATGACGATGGAGCAGTACACGGCCTTACGTTATC